ATATCTACCACACAAGGATCACCGTCTTTCAATTCAGAACTCGCCTTACCTAACACGCTGGCAATAAAGTCCACCAACTCTCCCTTACGTCCGACGATAAGCTCCGCCTCAGCCTCACTGGTGTACTCAAACTGAGAGGAATAATCCCTGCCGGTCAGTTCTTTAACCACAAAGGCAGTAAATTGGCAGCAGTCTGCGTCGCCATAATTGAACTGACGGCGCTGCCACTTATTCAGTGCGGAATGGACTCTCATCACGCTATCTCGTCTCCAATGTAAAGGTCATCCCTTGGATTAGCTCGACTGCCGCCACCGGCAACTGCGTCTGACGTTGCATCGCCCCACCGAATCTTTGCGCCTTCAATGTCAGCCATGAACTCAAACGCAACATCACCTGAGAAGTCACTTTGCAATTGCGTGTCCGTGTATTTGAGATTCGATGCCCTGTCGAACCGAGCAAGCTCTGACTCCGCCGTCAGAGAAATAACATCCCCACCACTCGCGCCCACGGAGACATTCATCTGATCCATCGCGCCCTCAAACACGATAGTGGGGTCAGCGAGCAACGCATCGTCTGCGTCCAACACACCCAGATAAACCTTTACAGGGTGCATGTAGTAGTCTTCGGTCAGCGCGGCACCTGAGATGGTCGCGTCTAACCCAGAGAGCGAGAGCGTTATCTTGTAAGGGCTAACGTCCGCGCCTTCTTCAATCTGGCTGATTTCCCCCAGATCACCCACACCCAGCCAGTCCTGCCCACCCCATGTATAAGTACCGATGGAGTTGTGCAGGTACACCGTACCAGATGGAAACTGCAACTCGGCAAATGTGACCAGTGCAACGTGTTGAGATGCCAGAGCAGTCAGGACATTAGAGGGAAAGCCACGACTCATGCTAGAACGTCCTCGACCGCCTCAATGTTGAAGCTGGACGTTATATCTGCCTGCGTGTCCCAAGATGCAGGGCCAGCGAGCATGAATACACCAGTAACCGGAGCCGTGTAGTCCACAATTGTGTCGTCTGCTGGCGTTTTGCGTATTGGAGGTGCAATTGACAAGGTAACATTGCCAGAACCGTCAGAGTTTGCATCAGCGACCACCATGTGAAGCTCGTTATTAAAGGAGATGTAGTCACCGGCTCTGAGGTAGTTATTTACGCTCGCAGTGGCACCATCGCAGACCAAACTGGTACCCGATTGAGTACCACCATTGATTCTTAACGTGCCGCCACCCGCTCCCCTCAAAGTGTGAGAGTGATCCTGTAATGTGAAGCGATGCTGCTGCCCGTTTAGCTTCACCACGAAGGCTTGCAGAACCTTGCGATCAGCCCCTGATAGGTTGTTGAACTGGAGACTTGCTCGCCACAAAGAACCCTTGCGCGATGTCGTTTGTATCGCGTTAGTCAGTGGGCTTTGAAACGTCCTAGTATTAGCAACAAGCTCAAACGTGTTCGTCGTGGGGGTGATGCTAGGAAATGTGAATGTGGTCATACGAACCGTCTCCGACGCATCAGGTCTTGAATCGTCATTATAGTCTGTTGGCTAGACTGGGCCATAGCGAATTTAATCTTTTGGTCTACGTCAGCGCCAGACCCACGAGCATCGACGTTGTTGATTACCGTAACGCCCCCGCCCATCTTCTTGTTTGGAATGATAGAGCCAGACTGATTTGGAACGAACATCTCAGGCCCACGCTCCCCTACCATGTAGGGTTGACCAGATTGAACTGAGCCACCGATGGCTTTGCCCGTTAGACCCTTCGCAAACGACAAAAACCCGCCCGTTATCTTGTCAATCACAAATAGCTGAATGGCTTCCATGATCAAGCTCGCAGCCATTTGCTTAAATGCGTCCTTCAGTTTGACCGTGCCCTTAACCACACCCATCAAGCTGTCGCTCATGTTCTTCATCGTGGTCTTAGCAAGCTCGTCCATCTTCTGCTGAACAGTGGGCAGCTTGTTTTCTAGGTCTACGAAGCTCTGGTTTAATCGGTCAATGATGGTGGGGGTTTCAGTATCTGCCGTCAGCGCAGTACTTAAATCAGAAACAGATTGCGCCGACTCCCTCATGCCTGCGCTGAATTTCTCGAAGCTAGCAGTCAGTGCAGCGCCGGGGTCTAATTGTTGAAGCCTTTCGATTTCAGCAGTGGTCGCTGCTATGGCTTGCGGCAGATTGCCAACGATCTCTTCCGCTGATTCTTTGATTGGCTCAAGAAATGGCGCAAAATTCGCTATCTTGTTGTACAGGTCAATGAAGTTTTGAAGAAATGGTACAAGTTTGCTTCCAATACTATCGGCAAACTCCATCACCCCTAGCTTGGCTTGCAAAAAGAATATGTTAACTGAATGCACTATGTTGCGCAGGGAGCCAAACGCTCGGACGACTGCATTCGCTGCCTTTTGCCCGATGTTACCAAACCCCTCAGAGTCCAGAGCCATCTGCCGGAAGCCATCAGCAACGAAGGTGATAATAGGTGCAAACGCAACGCCTAGCTGATTAGTTAAACCAGTAAAAACGCCCTGCAACCTAGTTATCGCATCATTCGCCGCCTCCATCTGCGCCGTATCAGTGCGACTTAGCGTCAAGCCCAACTGCTCCGCTTCTGATGTCATCTGCTTGAGTGCATCAGCGCCCCCGCCCAACGTATTAACTAACGCCACACCCTCGCTATCAAACAGCTTCATGGCTAGACGAACCCTGTCAGATTGCGTCCCAACGCCCTGCATGGCATCTGCAACAACATTCATTTGGTCATCGAGCGGCAGGCGAACCAAAGACTCAGCGTCAATGCCTAGCTCTTGAAGTGCTCCCTTGGCCTCTCCAGTGCCCTTTGCAGCCTCCGCAGCGCGTCTGGTGAACCTTTGCAGGGCCATATCCATAGTGCCTGTAGACACGCCTGTAAGCTCTGCAGCATGACGCAATCCAGAAAGCGCTTCGGTCGTCACTCCCAGCTTGTCTGCTGTCTTTGCTAGTTCGTCACCAGCGTTAATGGAAGATTGAATCAGGGCACCAAAACCACCAGCGCCAACAGCGCCGACGATTGCGGTCTTCATATTGAGCACGGAGCCAGCGACACGCTTTAGACCACCAGTAACAGATGCAAAACCTTTCTTGGTTTTATCTAACGCCCGAATGGTTATGTTGACGTTCTGGTCAGCCATCTTCCTGCCTCTCGCTCATTATCTTGAAGAATGCCGCCCACTCATTAAATTCAGAGAGGGGCATTTGCTCGGCTTCGCCAATACTGATGTGTAGCCGATCCGCCAAGGCAATTAAATTAAACCTTAACGAATCGGCCCTCAGTTTTTTTCCTGATCCTCTATGGTCTGGATTTCTGCAAACATCTGCTCGGCGATGCTTGAAATAACCCCAGTCTCCTCCCCTAGCAGGTCAATTCGGTCTTCTGCTGAAGTGAACAATCTGTTGCCATCTTGATCGCTGGCTTTCATCACAATCAGGTCGATCATCGCCGCCATTGTGGTGTTTTCCATGAACTTGGGATGCTTCTTCTGCAATTCGTTCACGTCGTAACAAGTGATCGGGAAGCAATACATGGCAAAGGGCTGTCCGTCTGGATCAGCCCATGCCGCGACCTCGATCTTTCGAGCATTCAGTTGTCTTCTGTTTCTTAGTTCTTTAGCTAGTCCCATTTTGGGATTTCCTTATGCAGTTGCTTCAGTTACAGCGCCTGAGACTTGTAGCTCAAACGTGCCCTCAACCATACCATCAAAGGATGCTGTTATTTCTTTGCTTGTCAGGATGCCGCCACCACTGTAGTACTTTTCGCCGGTGCCTGTTCCCGTTGGGTACAGTTCAAAGATCAAGCCTGCACCAGAGTCCATTACCAGTTGAACCGCGTCGGCATCGTCCCAGTAGACCTCCATTGAGAGGGTGGCAGACGTTAACGAAGATAAGTATGTGCGAGCGGTATCACCCATCACACTGTCTTCGATTGTGTCTGCAGATTCAGAGAGTGTGAAGCTGCGAACTTCACCCATAGCAGCGACACTGCCGCCGCTCACCGCCAGTTTGACTACGCCGCTTGAGCCTTTAGTCGTTGCCATGATTAAACCCCTTTAGGTTGTTCCACGAGTGTATTGGTACTCAATTCGTACCGTTATAATCACCCCACCGATGGGGGCAATACTGCCATCGTCGGCTTCCACGCTCACGATTTGTGTGTCGATTGCATGTCCACCGCGTGATCTGTCTTCGTCAAGCTTTTCTTCAATAGACTCGACAATGTTATTCCTTGCTGTGTCCAACCCCGTCCCTTTCACATAGCAGACAAGTTGGTAATCAATAGTCCCGAACCGCTGGGTAATGCTTCCACCCACAGTGCCGTCTTCTCTGTTTTCGTTTGTCGTTCTTACCAGCACCGCTGGATATTGAGCGTTGCTTAACTTGTCGAACTCAAACGGCTCACGAGTAACGAACTTGATATTTGTGGGGGTGGTCACTGCTTGTAACGCTGTCACCAGATTGGTTGCAATGTTTTCCCTCACACTCATCGGTTGAACTCCTTGCGGAAGAACCTACCCAAGCGATCTTCTTCTTTGTCGTTAAACCCAAAGAATTGGCGACTTCTGTTATTAAACGCCGCTTTCTTGGATGCCTCTGGGTTTGAGAAATAGATTCGCGCAGTCCGACGGTTGAGCGTTTCAACCTGCATTGAATTCAGCATTTGACCTGTTGCGAACAAGTCCACAGGGCTAGTCGGAAACCCCTTGCGCTCCAACGCTTTGACGTACCCGCCAGAGTACCCGTCAAACGCTCCCTCAAAGCCCTCTCCCGTCTTTGTTCTGCGAAGGATGATCTGCTTGCCTAGTGACGCAGTGCGCCCTATAGCGCGATTCACGCCCTTCTCAACGCTTTTGCGCTCGCTTTCGATCAAGCCTTCGATATCTTTTGGCTTGAGATCAACCTTTATGGGCAGACCCTGCGTCATCGCGTTAGTCGCCCATAAGAGACAATGCCGCGCTCGTCGTCTTCAATCGTGCCAGAGTTGTCGTCGTCGTACTCCACACCGTCAGCAAACACCGCAGTCAGTTCTTCTTGATAACGCTGCTGGTAAAACTGAATCATGTTCAGGAAGCGATCATCTTGTACCCAGTTCGTAAGCTGGGGGAGGGCGAACTTCCACAACACCAGATAAGCATTGCATCGCGTCCACTGGGAGTCGGTAAGGTATGCGGGAACCATCTCGCCGGGGATCTGCTTCTTGTACCACCACTCATTTCTGATGGTGCGAGTCAGGTCGGTCTGTGCTTTCGCGTGTTCAGTCGCAAACGATGTGATGCCGAAGTCCAAGATGTCAGGGACAAGGGCTACCAGATCGGAGTCTTGAGAAAATGCCATTACCACTTCACCTTGTCAGCCCAATACGCGGCTGATGCTGTTTTGTCTTTGCGCCCTGCTGCTATCTGCTTGGCGAACCTAGCCTTGAACGATCTACGCTTGGCTTTGTCTGCCTCACTCTCACCCTTGCGAGGGGGCTTATTGTCTGCACCCTGCAATCCAAAACGGATCAGACGAACCTTGTCGCCTTCCTTAGCCAATACTGC